CTTTCAAAGTCTGATGGATTTCTCCATTCTCGGTGGTTTCATCGAAACACATTTCCTTGGTTACGGTTCTGCCGTAATACTGGCTTAAACTAGGCTTAACGGTAAATAGTTCGTTGTTCATAGTGTCTCTCCTTAACAAAAAAGAGGGGCGAAAACCGCCCCTCCTTTCATAAGTTTCTCTTACTGCTTCTTGGTCTTCATGACATAGATTTCCTTGGGACGGACAATCTTTGCGCCGAAGACATACAGACCCTTGACAGCATCGGTGAAAGCATCCTCAGGACGATACTTCTCAACCTTATCAATCTGCTCGGCAAAGGCAATGGCCTTGTCGGTACGCAGAATGTTGTAGTAGGCGGTATCGCTCTCAGGCAGGCAGTTCTCAATGCAGACAAAGGCATTGTTGACCTTGCCCACAGCACCCTTCTTGAGAATCTCAGGGTTGTTGGTGGACAGTTCGGTCAACTGCTGACGGTAGGTAGTGAACACCTTAGGAGCAACTTCCAGATAGAAGGTGTCAGACACCTTGCAGTCGTTGCCGTACAGGGTTGCAAAACCATCCTCAACGCTGGACATTGCATTGGAGGTAGTCAGAGTGATTTCCTCGCTGGCAGCGATCATTTCCTTGGTCTGGTCTGCTTCGTTGACCACAACGCCGTTCTCAACGCCGTCCTTCACGACTGCTGCAACGTACATATCACCTTCCAGAGCCAGACCCTTGCCAGCTTCGTCAGTCAGTGCTTCCATCAGACCGGGAACAGACTGTGCCTTGACAATATCCTCCACCTCGAAGTTGAAGTAGCGGTACTGATTCAGCAGCATCAGCTGAGAGCTATCAGCGGCACTCTCACGAACCAGCGCAGTGCCGGGAACGTAGGTGCGGATGGTAGGACGGTTGACGGACAGAATCTTGACTTCCTTGGCGTTTTCAGAGTCCTTTTCATACTGGAAGTTACAGTGGTTACGCAGAGAAGTAATCTTCTCCAGAGAGCGCAGAATGGACTTACTCCAAATAGTCTGCTGGAACTGAGTTACAGTGTTAGGTACTGCCATTATTATTCATCCTTTCTTAAAGGATGGGAAGTTAGCCACCAGTCATAGAACGCCGTACTGCTTCCCAAACCTTCGGATCATCAAGGTCAGCCATTGTCAGCTTGGCGATGTCCTCAGGGGAGTAGTAGTCTTTAACGCCCTGTTCCGGCATTTGCTTCATGCTTCCCATCGTTCTGTGTTCTTTTCTCGGTTGTGTCTTATGGTAGATATCATAGATATCTTTGATAGGTGTAGTGGCACTGAACTTCGCTGCGAAGTCCTTGAACTCCTGACTGTTATAGACATCTTCCGTCACGCCGATTTTAGACAGTTCAATGCTTCTCTCGGTGTTCTGCCGATGTGTAGCCAAGGCTTTGAAAATCGCCTTCTCTTTCTCTGTCATATTGGCTACGCCCAACTGCGTAAGGCGGTCAACTTCCTCGACCACTTCGTCAAAACCAGAGCGAATGATATCTTCTGCTTCTGCTCTGGCAAGGACTTCAATGTCTTTCGCAGAATAGGTAGGCTTCTCAGGAATCTTGATACCCTTCTTGCGGTAGAACTCCGTAAAGGTATCAGTCATTTCCTCTACACTCTCTTTGCCTGTACCAGCTTTCAGCACTTCTTCCAAGTTTCCGTATTTACGCTCGTACTCCTTGCGAATCTTTGCTTCCTTTCTGGCGATCTTCTTGCCCAATACCTCGTCCAGCTTTGCGTTGAACTCAGCTTCGGTGTAGGTCTTGGGGGTTTCTTCTGTGGTAGTCTCCACGTTTTCAGCAGTCTGTTCGACCACAAGGTTTTCCTGTTCAATCATCTTGAACTCCTTCCTATTTTTTGAGTGGTGTTTGCTTCACCAAATTTCCACAGCTTTTAAAGTCATCAGGCTTGGACACGGTAGCGAATGCTACCCCCAGATGTGATTGCTCACATCAATAAAAAAGCAACTGCCAAGGATTCCTCGGTAGTTGCTTAGTTATTCTTCATCCATTGCTTCTTCGGCTTCGGCGGTTTCTTCGTCCAGTTCCGCTTCCTGCTCGGCGTACATTGCTTCCTCTGCTTCAAGCTGTGCCTGTGCATCTGCAATCTGCGCCGCCTGTCCGTCAGGGTCTTCCATCAAGAACTGTTGCGCTCTCTGCTGCATCATCTGTGCCTGTGCTTCAATCATGGCAATCTTGCGCTGTTCCTCTCGGATATGCTCGATTGCATCCTTGATTTTCTGCTTCGGTGCTACGCTGTCATCGTCCAGCACTTCGGCATATGCCGCCAGTTCACTCACTCTCTGAGAGTTAAACAGGCCGTTCAGCAAAAGGTTTTCAATGGTCTGTTCCTGTGCGAACTTGTCATATACGCCCTTAGGAGTAATCTCAATCTTGACGGTTGCCTGCAACTGTTCCAACACACTCTGAGGAACATTGACCAATTCAACGATTTCCTCACCTGTCTGCGGATCAGTAGACACTTCTTCCAGATTGACACCATCCACGGAGTAGACAGTCAGATATTCCAGCCAGATTCTTGCCAAGTCTTCAAGGAAGTTCTTGTAGGTTTCCTTCTGCTCAGTCATAGGTGCTTGAGATGCCTGCTGGACTGCCAGAATTGCTCTACCGGAAGCAGACTCAGGATTGACCTGACCTGTTGCGGTATCGCCTGCGCCTGCCAAGTCTCTAGTGACCTGAATCAAGTCTTCCTGTAGCTTCACGACATCAGGAGACATTTGTGCCGGGGGAATAGTACCCACAATCTTATGCACATCTTCCACAGGTGCGCCGTTGGTGCGAATCGTGCCGCCTACCGTGTTCAGTGCGGCAGGATTTGCAATCTTCGTTACATCGACAACCTTCTGAGGATATGCCTGATACTTGACTGTCAGCACTCGTCTGACCTCGGTACGGTTTACCTCAATCTGGTTGGGAATCAGATACCGGACTTCACCCTCACCACGGGCAGAACCTTCTTTCTCTTCCCAATTCATGTGGGCAATGGGATAGAGTTTCAATCCCGTATCTACATCCTCTGTGAAGTCTACATAGCGTGTAGCAATGGCAAAATGCACCGTGCCTTTGCGCTTGTACATCTTGTAGACCACAGTGACCATGTTGTCCAGTTCGTACATAGATGCTTCGCCGCTCTCATCGAAGTTGTCATTGTCTCCGATGATGAAAGACATATCCTCGCTGCCTACGCCGCATCTCTCTGCCAGTTCCATAGCATTAGAAACGGGCATTCTCTTGCGAATCAGAATGTACGGCTGGCTCTGGATATCATCGTCATTCTCATTGCCGTAGTAGATATCGTTCTTCTTGATGATCTCATTGACTGGCATCATCTTCTCTTCGTCAAAGTCAACGTAGATAATGCCCTCGTCATTGATAGCAGCATCCTTTGTGATACGCCGCCCCTTGAAATCCATCTTGTCTTTTTCCCACACACGGCTTGCGTAGCGATTCAGCATATCGCAGTATCGACCGCTCTCCCTCTGGAACTCTCTGTTCTCATAGTTCTGAGAAGAGAAGACCATAGCGTACAGGTTATCGTGGATAACAGAAATCTTGTACTTCACAATCGGCTTGATGAAGTTCTTCTGTACTGGCTCTACATCACCCAGCTTTGCACCTTCCCACTGATTACCGTTGAAAAAGCGGTAGTTCCGGTCAGTGTCGGCATAGATACCAATCAGTCTGTGGTAGTTCCTACCTTTCTCATATAGCTGCCAGATTGATGTTTCCTGAATGTCCTGAATGTCCATCTATTCACCCCCTCGGCACATCTTTCTGACCGTAGCTTGTGCCGTCATATCCCTCAATGTTCTGCATGATGATAGCAATTCTGTCCTGCTCTGCCTTTGCTTCCATCTTTGCTTCTCGCTTCTCTTTACGCTCCTGCACGACCTCAACGGGATTGCGAATCTCGCTCTTGCTTCCCACCTTTGCACCAAGCAGGAAACAGGCCATACATACAAAGCCGATTGCCAGCACTTCCATTGCGCTGTCCTCCTTACATTGCGTATCGCCAAACATAACCGCCAGCAGTCTTGTTCCGTCCGTACCTCCTGCAACAAGCACTAATGTTAGAGCCTTTCAGATTCAGTCTATTACTAGCTTCTCTGATGCTGTTCCATTCTCGGATAACATTGCCGCTTATATCGCATTGCACAACAGGAACATCCTTGCTGTAACGGTTGTTATATCCAACAGTGCAGTATTCCAGATTACTTACACTGTTATTCTGTTTGTTCTCGTCCTTGTGATTGATGCTCGGCAAGCATTGGTCATTGCTCAGAAATGCTTCTGCAACTAATCTATGTACCTTGCAAGTCTTTTTCTTTCCATTCCAATACAGCAACACAACCAAATATCCGTCCGAATCTTCACACGCCGTCAATAGCTTCTCTCGGCGTTCCCTGTGATAGTTCAGACTTTTTACTCTACCTTGATTGCTGACCTGATACTTGCCCTCGTACCCTTTGATGTCTTTCCAAATTTCCATGTTGCACCTTTGTCCTTTCGGTGTAGTCCATATTGTTAAACACAGGGAAAGCGGTGGACTTTGCCGCCTTTCAGGAGCTACCCTATCCCTGTGCTAAACACTCATACAATGGAGATTTCCTCTCCCCAATCATACTGCGTTGCCATGTTCCGTTCTGTGCTGAAATTGAACTGCGGATACATATTGATAGGCTCGTTGATGAATACCACCTGTTCACGAATCTGGTGTGCAATGGCTAGTCCCATCATGTCATCATCGTGTCCTCCTTGTGGTGCTTCAATTCTGCCCTTCTCATTGCGTATGATCGTCAGCAGTTCTTCCAGTGTTTCTTTATCGTTGATGGTGTCGCAGTGTTCACGGACTATCTCTATCAGCTTAGAAATTGCTGTCGGTCTGGTGAGACTCGTTGTCTTGAAGCCGAACCGCTTCTCTGTCTTCCCAGTATAGGTGTCCTGTGTCTCTCTGGCGTATTGCTTTGGATACCCTAGTCTCTGTAACTCCTTGATAGGGAAGCTGTCAAAGTTGGCTTCAATACCTATCAGAGCATCCTTGAAGTATCTGCCCAAGCAGTACATTTGCCGTGTGTATTGGTCTGCATCGAATTGGTGCTTCAAGTGTGCCACCTGAACGCCCGTCTTTGCATCCAGTACATGACCTGTGAAGAAGTCACTACCTTCTCCTGCGGTATCACCGCCGATACAATACTGTGTCAGTCTCGGCACATCGTACAGCTTGATATAGCCGCTCTTGTCAGATACCCAACGAATATTGCTGATTCTCAGACCGTCATAGTCATACTCGAAGTATCCTGTCTTGATAGGCTTCGGCAGCTTCGTCAGGCGGTCAAGAATGATCGCTGTGTCGAATACGTTCTTACCAGACAGCAGGAATGCTTCTTGCGGAGTGCAAGGATACTCCTGCTTTATCAGGTCTTTATCCAGATACTTGTCGTATTTGTTCCAATACCAATAAAGCTGCCCCGGCTCAAGATGCTTTTCATCTCTCAGCCAACGCAGCCTATCCCATATCCATCCTTTTTTCGTGTCTATCTCATACAGGAAGTCAGCCTTGTATTCCTCATTGCGGAAGTCAATGCTGTATTCCTTTGTACGCCACCACTCATAGAAGCAGTTGACATGAACTCCGCTGTTCCACATGGCTTGATAGTCATTGTAGCCGTTGGCGGTACTCTCATATATCTTGATACAGTTCTTCGTAAAGGCTTCACCCAATGCGCCCTGTATCGGTGCAATGCCGTCTTTCCAGAAAGCACACTCAGAGCCATGAAAGAAGTTGACTGTACGGGAGCGGCCTACATCCTTTGTAGCTGTATCGACTGCCCAGCTAGAGTTAATCTTCTCAAACAATAGCTGTTTCCGGTTGTTGTACTTCTCCGTAGGCTTTAGCACTTCCGGTAACTGACTGTATGGAAACTTCGCTTTATTCTGGAATATAGCTTCGCTGTTATCGCTTTTGTCAGCTAGGGTATATCCTTGGAAGTTCCGGTTTAAGATGCTACACGCAAGCTGATATGCCGTTACAAGGGTAGTAAAGCCTTGCTGTCTGCCCTTTAGCACAAGCAATGATATGTCAGTGATCTCGCCGTTCTCAAAGTCTGCTATAGCTTTGTTCAGCGTATCAATGAAATCATGCTGCACTTCATTCAGGAAGAACGGCATTGTCTTCTGATTCTTGTCTACCACGATGAAGACTAACTCTATCAGCTTTTCAGGATTGCGCTTGACCTCTGCCAGCAGTTCCGTGTCTGTCATCATCTCATTAGCGATAGCCGCTCTG